TTGGTTAGCCCTTCATTAGACACAGGAGTAAGCCTGGATGATGATCTTGGTAGATTTCAAATCATTATAAAGGCTCCGTATTTGCCGTTAGGTTCTAAAAGAATTAAGAAACAATTCGATAAAAATCCTCAATATTATGGTATGAAGATGTTAGATACACTGATTCAAATGAGTGGTCGATGCACGAGGTCAATTAAAGATCATTCAGTAACCTATATTTTAGACGGCGCGGCAGTTAAGGCGGTAACAAGTAATAAAAAACATTTACCAAAATACTTCTTAGAACGTTTCATGTAATGTTTCCGGAACTAAGTATCCTTTAATAATGAGAAATTATACTTTTAACTTTGAATTAAAAACCATGATGGAGCAATTTGTTGCTGCCTTCAATGATATCATTATTAAAGGATACGATAACAAGAACACTTATATACCTGGTAGTGAAAAAAATGTTAATTTTGTATATTCTCCCAAACAACGAGTATATGCCTCTTTGGTTGCACCGGGTCCAGGTGCAATGCAACTTCCGGTCATAGCTGTAAGTTTTGGAACTATTTCCAGAGATAAGAGTAGAGTTTTTAATAAAAATAACGGATTTATACTTCCAGTGGATCAACCCAAGTCTGAAGTATTTTTAAAGAGAATTCCTCAACCCATACCAGTTGATGTAACTGTCAATATGACAATAGTTACAAAATATCAGGAACATATGGATCAAATTATCAGTAATTTTGTACCATATTGTGATCCTTATATAGTTATTTCTTGGAAATTTCCCGGACTAGAAAATTCTAGTACTCAATTTGAAATTAGATCAGAAGTACTTTGGAGTGGAATTGTAAACACTTCATATCCTAAAGAATTAAATGCCTCCCAAAATTTCATGGTTACAGCAGATACCTCTTTTACTATAAAGGGTTGGATGTTTAAGAAATTTGATGAACCTTACAAGAAGATATTTTATATAGATAGTGATTATAGTGCCACCTCACACCTACGGGATGGAGATACTTTACTCAAATACCCAGAAACAGAATATTTTTCCATTTCTGCTTGTCCATTTATCAAAGCAGTATTTCCTCAAGAAATTTTTACACCAAATGTATCCGCCACAACATTTGATATATACGGAAAATATCTCATTCAACCTCTTAATGTATATTTAAGTGCCTCGAACCCATTAATGTTTAATAACATTACCACATTTTCACCATTCATTAGTTCTACAAAATTATCGTCTGTATATACTCCTTTCAAAGCGGTATCTACTACTTTCAATGCAATAGATGATCAACATATAGAATTTAGTTTTCCGGAAATTCCAGCTCATCCCGGATTTGTTGATATCATTGTAGAAAATGAAGCCGGATATGGAAAATTAAATTCCTATAAATTACATGTTACTTAATAGAAATAATGTAGTGTTAAGTTACAATTTTACCTAAATATAAAATCATATGCCAGATGTTCTCTCCAATTCTCCTCGAGGTTCAGGTGCCTCTAATAATTTTATAGCTAATGTTTTGCAGAGACTTCCTTATATCTCTGCTGGATTAGATGTTAATCAAGGTAATACCAAATACGAATTATTTGACAGGCTTTCTAAGAAGACTGAAATGAGACTCTTAAAGCAGTCCGTCATTACTGGTCCAGCAATGACCTCTGTGTATGGTGATTCTAATAGAGGAAATACATTTGGTTCTCAGAATCCTTATCACAATTACATATATGCTCATGTAGATACAGATAAAATTCGCAGAATATCTGAATATCGTCGTATGGCTTCTTTTTCAGAAGTGTCTGATTGTCTAGATGAAATATGTGATGAGTTTATAGTCAAAGACGAGAATGGAAAAATAGTACATTTAAATTTTTCTCCATTTGCAGATCTTAGTTCTGAAGAAAAAACTGAAATACAAAAAGAATTTGAAAAATTCATTAACATTTATGATTTAGAACATAAAGGATGGGGGTACTGCAGACATTTTCTTATAGAAGGAGAAATTTTCTTTGAAAATATTATCTATAAAGAAGATACAAGCTACGGAATTATTGGAGCATTGGCCATTCCATCAGAGATTATCAATCCAGTATATGATAATGTACAAAACAATGTTATTGAAAATTTTATATTTCAAAAACCAATTAGTTTACAGAAAAATCCAGCATCAGCTCTTTCTCAAGGTCAAAGTAATATTTCTTCTACGAATAATTTACAAAATCAAATATTAACCTTACAAGGTAATCAAGTAACTTATATTAATTCTGGAATGTGGAATGAAGACTTAACTGTCAAAATACCATTTATAGAAAATTGTAGAAGAGCTTATAAACTTCTTTCTCTTTTAGAAGATGCTATTATTATTTATCGATTAGTTAGAGCTCCGGAAAGGCTTAAATTTGTTATTGATGTTGGAAATATGCCACCTGCTAAGGCCACTGCTTATCTAGAACAGCTTAAACAGCAATACTGGTCTAAACAAGTGTTTGACGGAAGCAAGGGAGGCATAGCAAATGCTTATAATCCACAATCGATGTTAGATAGTTATTGGTTTGCTAAGCGTACTGGTGAAACTGGGTCTGATGTATCGGTATTGCCGGGTGGAGACAATCTTGGGAAATTGGATGATTTGGTTTATTTTGTTAATAAACTTTATAAAAGTTTAAAAGTACCTCTTTCTCGTTTGAATCCTAATGAATCTTTCAAAGATGGATCTGAAATTTTGAGAGAAGAATTAAAATTTGCAAAATTTATCATGCGTTTGCAAAACCAGTTTGCTTCCGGATTTAAAGATGCTTTTATATCTCATCTTAAAATTAAAGGTTGGTGGAAAGATTATAAATTACATGAATCTTATATAAATTTAAATTTTAATGCTCCTTCAAATTATTTTGCTATCAGAGAACAGCAATTATTTGAACTCAAGCAGAAAAATTATGGTAGTATGTCTCAAAGTGAAGGAATTTCTGATATATTTGCTCAACGACATTATTTACAATATAGTGATGCTAAGATTAGTGAAAATATGGAATGGTTACGTAAAGAAGCCGCTTTTAAATGGGAACTTTCTCAAATTGCTAATGCTGGTCCAAATTGGAGAGAACAGATAGAAATGGCTCAACAAGCCGCTAGTGGTGGAGTTCCCGCTGGAAGCGGCGGCGGGGGTGAATCAGGAATAGGAGGTTCTAATATTCCAGAATTTGGTGGAGAAGCAACTCCAACACCAGAAGCAACTCCAACAGCCGGAGGAGGTACCCCACCAGAACCCGGAGCAACTCCACCAACTACTGAAGTACCTACTACCCCTGCGGGATAAGTAGAGACATGGGTGTTTTACCAGACAACTTTAGAGGAAGTACCACTTTTAATAATAATATCTCAAGTTATGACATGCTTGCCCTTAGGGTTAAACGTATGTTGGGATATCCTTTGATTCAAATAGAGATTGCTGATGAACAACTCTATGAAATTATAAACATAGCCTGTGAATACTTTACTAAGTTCGCAGGTATGACAGAAGAGTTTTTAATTTTTAGGTCAGATCTTTATATCCCAACTGTGGGGCTTCCTATCGGAAGATTAATTAACATAACACCGGATCTGTCTACAACATATGAAGACCCCACACCAGTAACTACAGGAGGTGCGACAGAATATGACTGCATTGTGGGGGATGGAGTAAACAATGAGTTTGTTATTACACATAATTTAAATTCTGACACAGTTATACCAGCGGTGTATGATACATCTAACAATCGATTGGTAATAGCTCCAGTGACACCGATAGATACAAACAGTGTTCGTATTTCTTTTTCTTTTGTTCCTACTGTTGGAAAATATAAAGTAGTAATATTAAATGGCAAAACTGCAGCAGAAGTTTCTAATACAGTATCTTTAACCTCTGTGCCGAATGGTTATAGTGGATTTACTGGTTGGGATTTTGATTTTAATAACTATCGCAGAGTTGTTGATGTTTCTTCTTTTATACAAGGTAGCAACACCGGCATAAACACTCTGTTCACTATAGAACATGCCATAGCTCAACAAGCTTACTTCGGACATTTGTTAGGCAATGTTGGATATGATCTAGTAACCTGGCAAGCATTGAAGGGATGGATAGACCTTAGAGAAAAGACATTGGCCCTTACTCCTTATTTAAGATTTTATCCAGAAGATCAAATATTAAAAATTATTCCTGAACCAACCCAAAATTCTGTATATTATGGGTTGGTTAAATGTAAGCTTCAAAAACCAATTAAACATATAGTTAGCCAATTATGGGTTTACAAATATGTAACAGCATTAACCAAAATAACAGTAGGGCATGCTCGTGGCAAATACACAGGAGCAACCTTGTTTGGTGGACAAGCTGTAAATTATAGTGATTTAATGAGTCAAGGGTTGGCAGAAAGAGACAAGTTAGAAACTGAAATAACATCTGACTTGATAGATAGAGAACCTATTCCGTTCTTTATCGGGTAATGTATGAGAAAAACTCTCAATAAAAATTTAGATTTTAATCAGGGTAAATTTATACCATCTAAACCAGAAAAATATAGAGGATCTTATCCGATTTATTTTAGATCTAGTTTAGAATTGAAGGCCTATCGATGGATGGATAACAATGATAAAGTCGTTTCTTGGGGGTCTGAATCTGTAATCATACCTTACATGTCTCCCCTAGATAATAAAATGCACAGGTATTTTGTGGATTTAGTAGTGGCTCTGAAACAAGCTGATAATTCTATTAAAAAATTATTAATAGAAATTAAACCAGAAAAATTTTGTGAAGCTCCTAAAATAACTGCCAAAAAAAGCAAAAAAACTATTTTATTTGAACACACTCAATATGTTACAAATACTGCTAAATGGGCGGCAGCTCGTAAATGGTGTGATAGACATGGATATATTTTTATTGTAATGACTGAGAAAGATCTAAATAGATCTTAAACTAGTTTTTGAATAAGCCGACACTTGGTATAAATATTAATTATAATTTTTATATGAGTAATAACGTTTACCGTTTGCTAGTAGAAGAACCAACTTATGAAGTAAATTATTTGTTGGAAGAACAAAACAAGAATTCTCCCTCTAATATGTTTATTAAAGGACCATTCTTGATGGCAAACGAAGCTAATAAAAATAAAAGAATTTATCCATTAGAAGAAATGGTGAAAGAAGTGGATCGTTACAGAGTTGAAATGATTGATAACAATAGAGCCACTGGAGAACTTAACCATCCTCAATCTCCAGAAATTAATTTAGAAAGAG